CGTTCCTGCGCTACCTGTACTGAAATCCACATAGTTCCCAGCGGAGTAGTAGGAGGCAGTCGATGAACCGAGGGTCATGTTCAACTGCATTTCGGCAGTTGTGGTTCCGCCAGTAATGGTTATTTTATAGTTGTCGTAGGTTGAACTAAAACAGTTGCTGACAGTAACGCTTGAAACCGCGCTGCCGATTGTTTGGGTTGTTATGAGTTCCAGACCAACAGGGTTAGCGGTGGATGTGGATAGGTAAACCCATGCGGACCCGTTCCACACCAACGTCTTATCCGTATCAGTCTCATAAATAACCTGCCCGTCGTATGGTGACGCGGGACGAGTCGAAGACGTACACACCCCAGGACGAACAATCGACTGGGCACCAACAACAGACGAGAGAGGCATTAGATGGACTCCCTATATCCGTACACACGCAAAGAACCAGTTATAGAACCCGACGGAGGGAAAATAGTGAAACCATCAAATGACGATTGGACTTGGTGCATACCCCAAAGAGTGCCAACAATAGCGCTACTTGAACCAATCCCGTTCGCAAGAGAAGTCCACGATGTGTAATCAGCGGCAAACGGATTATGTATTTCCATGTTGAGGTTCCAAGAAATATCCGCCACCCATCCAATGTATCCAACAGAGATATTGGAATCGTACGCCCTGCTTGGACCGCTACTGTGTGTCGTATAAATACTGTGCGTGTAGTAAGCGCTTGAGTTATCTGTACCACTTGCCCTAAAACGCATCCGCAACGTGTCTGAAGTTGCGCCATATTTGGGGTTGATAACAATTTTGTAGTTTGAATAAGCGGAGGAAAAACAGCCGTTTACAGAAACGGTGCTCGCTGAAGTAAACGATACTTTTCCGCCGCTAAGCGATACACCCGTCCCTGCCACGCTTGTTGGATTGAGCATGACAGCCATTGAGGTATCAACTGGAGCCGTAGCATTTGTTTTGTAGACCCACGAACTTCCGTCGTAAACCGCAACCTTGTCAGTATCGGTTTCGTAAATCATCATTCCGTCAAACGGGTTCGCTGGACGATTCGACGAAGTAACAACACCAGGCTTCAACCCCTGAGAAGTAGCAGAAATCGTCATGCGATTACCAAACTACTGGAGGAGTTGAACGTGTGAATCGTGTACGACCCCGAGGTGGTTTTGGTTCCACCCGTGACACTTAGACCAGATGCGTCGGCGGTGAGGTAACGGACGATAACCACACCAGACCCACCAGTACCATTTGATGTAGCAGCACTACCACCACCACCTCCACCACCCCTGTTCGCTGTTGCGGCACCACCACCAGCACCACTTCCACCACCAGTTCCAGGAGTTCCAGAACCGTTACTTCCACCAGCGCCGCCGCCACCATAACCGACCGAACTTCCACTTATGGACGATGTTGTTGCAGAACCGCCATTTGAGTTGCTTCCATTACCACCAGAGCCAGCACCACCACCAGCCGCATAACCGCCGCCACCATTTGCCGCACCAGAATAATCGGCATTACTTGCTCCAGCGAAACCAGTTGTTGCCCCATTGCCCCCTGTTGCGGTTACGCTAAATGCGCTTGATGACCCACCAGCAGATGCATTTCCAATACTTGCGGCACCACCAGAACCAACGGTAATTGTATGGGTTCCAGAGTTTATAGATTTTGAACCAGTGCGAATTGTTCCACCCGCACCTCCAGCGCCAAAGTTGACTTCATTTGTTCCACCAGAACCACCACCACCACCAGCCTGAATTAGATATTCAACGCTAAGTGAGCGTTGATATTGCACTGCATCAGACCAAACAGGACCGAGCCAAACACGAACACTGTTTGTGTCAGTTTCAAAAATCATTTGCCCCACATACGGCGAAGCAGGACGAGTTGAACTAGTACAAACCCCAGGCTTTACAGACCCGATACCGTACCCAGAATCCAAACCCATCAGGCAGTCTGCTTCTCCCAACCAACAACCGTAACATTCACCTTCGACGCAGTATCAGACAAACCCTGCAACGACTCACCAGCAGCCAACACCAACGCCGTATCCCACACAATCACATCATTCGCACCAATCGGCAACGCAGACATAATCCGATTCGACGCAGTAGCCGCCGACCCAACAGCCAACGTCACCGTACGGTCAACTGTATCCGTGTTGCAGATAATGATCTGCTTGATAACCTCCGCATAGCCCGTGGCTGCCGTAGCAATCGTGGTCGTCGTGGTACCCAACTGGGTTGGTCCACCAAGACGGGATTCGCTTCTATCACCAACAGCCATCGTTACGCTCCAATATCCATGAGAATGATTGCCGCCAACACATCAGAGTTCAACGGCTTATTTACCTTGTAATCAAGACTAGTCGCAACGGTAGACCCGTTCACCCCAACCTTTGTCTGCAACGCCTCAATCGCATCGTTCGCGTCAGCGTGTTGGTCCGCATGAGAAGGGCTGGTCAGCGAATCATTCGCTGTTGGATTGGTTAGCGCATCAAGAGAGGTGGGGAAGTTTGTCGCCACGACGGGCTACCCCACTAGTCCAGGGTGAGCGTCAGCGAAGTGATCTGGAAGGTGTCGCCAGCAGTGACAGCAGCAGAAGAAGACAAAGCGCCAGACCACAGACAGTTGCCCGTAGTAGAACTGTCCCAAAGCGACCAATGTGAGTACGTTTCTGTTGCCGCGACGTTGGTCCATTCAAGAGTCGCAGAAGAAGCCAGCGAACCCGACGAAGCAGCCGACCACGAAACTGCCTTACGGGCCGTCTCGGTGGCTGCGTTGGATGTTCCTGCTTCACCTGGGTCTCCAGTGTGCAACTTGACGTAGGTGGTTGTGACAGCAAACGACTGGTTCCTCAGTGTGTCGAGAAGTGCGTTTTCGGCGTAGTTAGAGATTGACATTACGAACAGTGTAGCAAATGCAAAAGTGGGGAGCAGTAGGTACGAAACCCACTGCCCCCCACTTTCTGGGAGGGACCAACTAGGCGTTGGTGCCGATGCTCGAGGACGACTCGATGCGACGGAGCGATGCCTCGCGGAATCGACCGTAACCGCCCAACCAGTACCAACCGATTGGGTTGAAGCGCATGAGCGAGTCCACGATCGGGCCGCGAACGACCTTCGGGAACGCGCTGTTGCCGTCGACCTGGCTGTACGCCTTTGCAAGAGCCTGGCGGCCCATGATGTGCGTGCAGTACACGTCGATGGTTCCAGTCGTGCTGGTTCCGTTCGACGCATCCGTGAACACCTTGGCTCGCGGGGTCTCGATGAAGCGCACCGACTCGAAGGTGCCGATCTCGCCGTTGTAGATGTTGGCGGTGTCGACAGCGACGTGCGGGGCGTTCCACGAGGCGTTGCCCGTCTCGCGACGGAGGTCGTACGACACGTCTGGGTGGATGTAACCCATGTAGTAGCCGTTGAACGTTGCAACGTTTGCCTTGCGGAGTTGAGCCGTGACCTTGCGGATGTCGTTGGCTTCGATGATGTCTTCTGCCGCAACCGTGACACGGCTGGACGGATCGGACGATCCACCGCCACCGTACACGACGTTGGTGCCGCCAGCGAGAACCTCGCGGACAACCTGGTCGATCGAGTCGCCAGCGTTGTATCCGATGAGGTTTGCTGCTGCTGCATCAACATCGAGGAACGACGTGCCGCGCAACTTGGCGGTCGTGTTGATGGTGTTGCCGTATTCGGCGAGGGTGACGGTGACCTGCGAGTCGCTCATTGCAACTGGGTCGACGTCAGTGGTCTCCGAAAGGGCCGAGGTCGCTGCGGAGAGTTCTGCGAAGATCGTGAAGATCACCGAAGAACCAGGCATTGACTGGTTGGTTGGCTGGACATCGGCTGCCTGATCGAACAGGAGTTCCGAACGCAACGCGAAGTACGCGAGGCGATCGTACGCTGCCTGGTCGGTCGAAACCGAACTTTGCTGGGTATATGCCATTTTGGCTATTTCCTTTTGTGAGGGGGTTTACAAATTGCTTGCTTCGGCTCTCGCCTGAGCCAGCAGTTGCATCACCTCATCAGGAGACTTTGCTTGCGAAATCTTGCTCGCGTAATCGACCACGGGTTCGCTGGTCTCTCCGTTCCGCTGTGCTTGTGACACTCGGTTCCAGGCCTGCTGTTCGCTTGCCAGTTCCTTGTTTGCGTTTGGGATGAGATTGGCTTCCGCTGCTGCCGCTTGGATTGCCTCGGGCGTAAGTTCGCCGTCGTAGCCCTTGACAAAGTACTGGGCCATTTTGGAGTTCAGGTCAAGACCTGCCTTCGCAAATGCCAGTTCCTTCTGAGCGGCTTCGGCTTGCGCCTTCAGTGCTCGAAGTTCCTTGTTTTCGGCTTCCAGTTTTCGCATATGTGCTCGAACTGGGTCCTTTGGCTGCTGGTCAACTGCTTCGTCTTCGTATGAGAACTCTGCGTCTGACATGGCTCACTCCTTCTGCCCACATCTGGACGGAGGGACCAGATGGCTGCAATCTCACCCTTGTTTGCACACCGAAGGCGGGGAACTCCGATGGTGTCCCTAACGGAACAATCAAACGATAGAACCACTCACCTATCGCTGTCAATGATTACTGGGCTTCACCTATCGCTAACTGTGTTGCACCCTGAGTCTCGCCCTGAGTCGCAGCGAAACGTCCGCCACCCTGGAACTCACCGACTCGCTGACGACGACGCCTCTCGACTGCTTGCTGTGCTTCTACGTCGTAACCAAACGCGGCGCCGATGTAGTCCTCGGTGGTGAGTGCGGTCTCTCCAGTAAAGGTTTGAGCCAACTC